CCGGCCTTCAGAGGGTACGTTGTCTTCATCGAGAAGCTGTTTGACTGACAGAAGCTCCTCGGTTACAAGGTCGGTGGTTCCGTCAAAGATCTTGTCAGATCCATCCGCCCCCACAGCGTTCCCGGCCCCCGCTACCATCTGGGCGACTATGTACTGATCAGCCACGTCTGCAAGCTGGTAGGCCGCGTCTCTTGTGGCGCTCTCCATCAGGGCCACGTTCATCTGAGCCTTGTCGATGTCCTCGATTCTGAAGTTGAAGTACTTCGACTGAGTGATCTCCAGCGTGGTGGAGGCGTCGTCGAGGTCTTCAGGGTCGCCTATCCCTGTTGCCTTATCGTAGTTGTCTACCGTAATCGGGCCGTGAGCGGTGATCCTCACCGTGTCGCCTTTGCCCTTAATCTCGCCTTCATAGTCCCTGTTGATTACGCCAGCCTGACCATAAACAAGGGACTTCTGGAGGCTCTGGAGGATTTGGGCGCTCCAGATCTCGCCTATGAAATTCGTGAGTGACATTTCTTCACCTCGTTTTTATCAAACCGCTACAACGGCATTCCACCGGGCGCGTGATCCGGTGAAACCACAAATCCCCTTATTTCAAGGCTCCAGCCTTCAGAGCCTCTTTGATCTTTGGTAGGTTGGCCTGTACCTCTTCGGGAGTCATCGCCTTGATGGACTCCTTCGTGATCGGCTTTTGATCGTTTCCGGGAGGGTTCCCGGCCCCGCCCTTCGCCTTGTCATCCGTTCCGAGATCCTTAAGAAGGGACTCACCATCAGCCCTAAGTTCCGCCTCAGTTTTTCCCTGGAGGCGTCCCGACAGGTTTGGAGGGAGCTTAAGATCTGTGGCTACCTTCTTTCTCAGTGAATCGAGCGTGGTCTTTTCGTGTTCGGCGATCGTCGCTTTCAGGGTCTCGTTTTCGGCGGCGAGGGCGGTATACTTCTCTTTCTCACGGGCTAAACGGTCCTGGACTATCCGGTCCACATCAGCCTGAGAGAATTTCTTTTCATCATCCGTCATGGTTTGAATCTCCGAGTTACGGCCTCGTTTGCCTATTGATATAATCGTTCTCTTAGTATTTAAATTTGTTCTTATAAGATAGCAGAATAAGCCTTAAATTGTACACTTCAGGCTGTTGCGAAATTGGCGTAATTTTGTTTCAGCCTTAAGTATTCATTTTCTTTCATGAAACTCAGTGCATCAGAATCGACCTTGCGGCCTAGACGGTCACCCATCCCCTTGAAGACGGGTGAGGGAAGGCAGACACATCCGGGATGGTAGGGCGGTCGGTCCTCGCCTCTGGTATGGGTAAAAGAGGCCATGAACTGACACCACGGGCATGGCCGACTCCCCAGGATGAGATTGAATCCGTCTATCGCTTCTATCTGATCTGCGATATTAAAATAAGCGTTGTTGGCGGCTAGGTTGTGCTCTGTTTGATAAATCTGAAATCGTTTCCATTTTTGCGTATAACTGAATTGTTCCCGCATCTTCTTATCGAAGGCGCTAAAGCTGCCTGTCTCTCTATAGGACTCTATCAGAAGCCTCCTCACCTCGTTTCGGCCAGACTTCCCCATCGTCTTGATGAATACCCCGCCCCGCTCCTCCAAGTACTGATCCACAAGAGGATCAAGCTCTCTCTTCGACGGGAAAGAGGCGGCGAGATCCCGGCCTTCGAGTTTGTAGATGGTATCTTCGGCTTGAGTTTTATAGGCCGCTCCGATATAATATTTCGAGTCGGGATCGGCCATATCCGACCACAGCCGCCGCCCGAACTTCTCCACCAGGGGATCAGCCTCTCTGACCTTCCGGGATACGATCTCAAGCGGGATTCCTTCGTTATAGGCGGCCATGTAGTAAGCCAGGTCTCGAATAGGCATGGTCGCCACGTCCTCCACATCCAGGGAGATGGACATGAGGAGAGCCTGCCCCTTCGCGGTGGGGTTCGTGACTATGCCTAACTTCAGCCGCTTTTGGAAGTCGGTTAGGGTCCGGATCTCTTCAAGGCTTAGCTGTCTCATACCATGATCTCTCTCTTGAAGAGGTCCTCTTCCTCCTCGATCCTCTGTACCTCGGCGTCGATCTCGTCGGCGCTTGCTCCCTCCATCGTCCTCGCCACAGATGACCGACGAGAGGATATGCCAGCTTCCCGGCGCGTCTTCTCTACGTTGGCATTTTCTATGGGATCAGCAGGGAGGGCCGATCTCCACTCCAGGTTTAACCCGGTGAGCTTTTGCGCTCCAGTCATCCGAGCCGATGTCTCAAGCTCTGAAGTGATTCGAAGAGCTTCGAGAAGCTGAGGCTTGATCCTGAGCCTCAACCGGGAAACTTTCGATAATGTCGGCAACATCAGCCGCTTGAGGGCGCTTCCCGACTCGGCGAGCCCGTTCTTAGTCTCACCGAAGGCAGCCGGGGATAGCTCGGCCATGACGTAAAGCTGAGAGAGAAGAGTATCGATCTGTCTAAACGTGGCCTCCATTTCAGCATCCCAAGTGAGGATCTCGGGGTTCCGCTCACCCTCTCCAAGGGCGATGTACTTCTCATCGGAAGCCCAAACCACCTCACCCGTGAGAGGGTCTCTAACCCTCAATCCCGGCGGTCCACACATCCAAGGATCGGCGAAAACATCGAGAGTCCCCGACACCTTGACCAACCTCCTCTCGATCTCCTCCACAAGATCAGCAATATCTTTGAAGTCGTCGGCCCCAAACACGCCGTCGCCGGTCCTCAAGTTGCTGAAGGGGACAACCAAAAATCCAGATACGCCGGTGGCCTCCTCTTCTTTCAGCTCGGCGAACCGCTCGATAGTATCGAGAGGGACCTCGTTTTCGATCTCCTTTGAATCGCTGGCGAGCTTCAGTAGCTTATGGGTGATCTTTCCGGGCTCGTGAATCTCCACCTTAATATATTTGTCATCGCTTTTTTTAACTTCCCAGGCTAAAACGTGATGCGTAAATGTAGCGGTATCATCCGGCGAGACCACGGGAAACCAGATTTTAGGGTCGATTCGACTGATCACGCCCCGCGCCCCATCCCATCTCGGCTTAAGAAGCCCGTTGCCGAACTTCACCACATCGATGAAGAGGTCATAGATCAGCACGTCGAAAGAGTTTGACGCCGTGATTCTGTCTATGGTGTCCTGTTGGTCTGCTGTGGTCCTGGGAGGAGCCCCCACAGCCAGATCTGCGATTAGGGTACAAATCCTCTTGAACCAATTTAATCGCATCTTGATTATTCTAGGCGCGTCATCTTCATTCAAGCCGGTGAAGACCAGATCATGGTCTCCCTCCATCAGAAGTTTGCATGTAGCGTATCGTTCCAGCCTCTCACGATCCGGCGGCCACTTCGCGCCGGGCTTCAAGAAGTCCAGAGATGTTAACACGGTCATCTGTACGGCCTCCTCTGTCCGGGCCTCTGGTCTCTCACAGGATTAGCCGCCCGGTGGGTTTGTTCTATTCTGTTGATCAAATAGCGAAGGCAATCGATCAGGTCGTCATTTTCTTTGATCGGCTTGTCCTCGCCTCTCTCGGTCGCCCGGTCATCCCAGCGATAGCCTACCATCTCCTCCTGTAACATCGGAGTAGCCGGGCCGACGAGATGAAGCCAGCCTAATTCAAGGGCGTTAATTATTCTCTGAATAGAATTCAAAACGTCGTTATCTGCCTGAGTTATCGGGCTGATCCCGTCGGCCTGGAACTGGAGGCGGTGAGATTTGGCGCTGGGGTCCACATCGATGCTAGTCGCGTACTGACCATCGATGAACCGCTTAAGATCGCTGGAAAGGGCTGTAGGCGTCTTTTCTGGCTCTCTGTACTCACCGGCGATGTACCAGTCATGTTTGATCCGATATGCCTTCAGAAACGCGCTGGGATGCGTTGCGCCGATATCTACGGCGACTCTTAGCTCCTCCATCCTCTCATCAGGAAGGCGAGGGACGCAATGAAGAGCCGGGTCAAAATTCTTGAAAATCGCACCCTCGTCACTCACCCACTCTCCCAGGATATACCTTCTGTAAAACATTGAAGTAACCGGAAGGTATCGGCGCTTCAGCTCCTCTTTGTACTTCTGCGATATCCAGGGGTTATCGTCAAGCCTGAACCGCCAGCTCTTGAAGTCGATCTCCGCCTCTCGGTCGATCCATCTCTTTTTGAGATAGTGAGAAGGCGGGCCGGGGTTGGCGGTCGCGAAAAGCTCGGCGTCGTCTTCCGATAGTCGGGTGATGAGCATATCCCAAAAGCTCTGATGAGCTAACCCGGCCTCGTCTACTAGGGCCTTCTGTAACGTCTCGCCTTCGATCTTCTGATAGGCGCTTGCATCGTTAGCTCCCTCAGTCCAGCAGACCCGGCCATAAATCCAGCATTTCTTAAGCGATCTTTTATAAATAAAGTTAGATGGCCCGACCATCCGGGCGATAGGTTCCAGGACGTTCCGCTCTAGGGCTCCCAGCGTCTTACCGACCATGAGGAGGTTGGTGTTCTCGTCGGCTTCGTGAATCGCCCGTAACCATCGGACATTCACCCCCACAGTCTTCGAGGAGCGAATCGCCCCGACCGCCAGGTTTACGCCAGCATCAGAATGAAGGGCGTAATCACGCTGGAGACCGACCGGGATCTGGAACGTCCCCATCTTTCGCCTCCTCTTCTGTCATCTTATCAAACAGCATTTTTATTTCTCCAGGCTTATCGCCGTTCCCGCCGCCGTCTTCAAGTCGTCTCTTATCGATCCCGATCGCGATAACCATCGCTAGATGCTGAAGATCTTTAGGGCTCTGACACGTCTTCACCATGGATTTGGCTTTGTTAAGAAGCTCCCCCACAAGCTTGATGCGATCCTCGGAGGCGTAGCACGTCCGAGCAACGTCGGCCTTTTTCATCCGAGCACGTTCGGCCATGTCCATGCCTGATCGGCGAGCAATGTCCGAGATGGTAGAAGGCGCTCTATCGAAAGCCTCGGCAACTTCCCGCGTGGTCTTTCCCGACTTCAGGGCCTCCAGGATCGCCTTCTCCTCCTCCTCGCCGACCGGACCGCCTTTAGCCATTACATTATAATAAGCCGTGATGATATATAAGAGTGAGCATAGAAGTTATAGGAATAAGCCGAATTTAGTATGTTTCATGACCTCGAAAAGAGAAATGGCTTTTTTGTCTATTATGTCCATTTTGACACTTTTGGCTCTTTTGTCACCTCGCATACTCGCCCCCATATACACATACACGACAGTATGAAATACATTATATGTGACAAAAGAGACAGATGTACATAATATACGTAATAGACAAAAAATCGACCGATAGCGTTTTTTGGATAAAAGGAGGAGGTCGAAGAGGGGGTTTTGTCACCAAAAAACGCCCCTCTCTTTAGACAGTTAAACGGCGCTCGATGCTGATTCGCTGTTTTTGAACAAAACGGTCACACCCTAAGAATTATGCAAACCGACGGTCTGCCTGTCTCACCTTTGACTTCCTTCTCTTCAACCGTTCCGTCTCCTAGCATGGTACCGAGGTACTCTTCGAGGTCTTTCGCCTTGATCTTAGTATGCCTGGAGATCTCTCGTCTCGTCGCGTGGTCGTTATGTTTCTTCAAGAACTTGATGATTTTATCTATCACGTTCTTCTCTCCGTCGGCCCCCACGTTCTCATAGACGGCTTTCGCCGTAGGCATATAGTACTCGTCCACCTGGCGGCACGCTTCGACCACGAACTCCAGCCTGATCGGTTTCTTCGGGTCGAAGTCGGGTGAGCCCAACTCGAAGAGGATAGCCAGCTTTGCCACCGTCGGAGCCAGCCTCGAATAGATCTGCGCAACGTCGCTGTCGTTCGTGTCGTCGGCTTCATTCTCTCTCTTCTCTTGCCAGTCAATCCAAAACTCAGCGGCCTCTTTGCTGAGGTGCATAAGTCCGGGCTCTTCCCCGTCTAGTTCGCGTTGGCCCGTTCCATCTCCGAGTTCGGTTATCGTTTTGTTGATCCTGTGAAGATGGGTCAACACGACGGTCTCAAGGGCGCTGTTAAGTTCCGAGCCCTCCTCCAGGGGAAGCCACTTATCACGCTTTCTTTGCGGGAAGTGATATAAAAATCGGGCCATAAATCCGGATAGGGTATCGTTCGTATCGGTGTTCTTAGCCAGGGCTGTATCTGTTGTGGCCCATAGGAGGTTTAGATATGGGTCATCGACGTTGAACTCTGTCTTTGTGCTCTTCTTTGCGCTAGTCCTCAGCTTTCGATGATAGGGCTTGTTATCATAAAGCTGCATCATAGCATCTTTGAATCCGGCCATGTAGGTCTTCTGCATCGCCGCCAGGACACCGGCGGCCTCGTCACGTATCCAGGGGGCGTGATTATTAGCATCCATGTGTTCTACGAACGCTTCCGGGCTGAACTCTGTCGGAACCTTCGACGTGATGGTATCGAGCTTGACGCGCGTTAGGATATCCTCAGTCTTATCGACGACCGTCGTTTTTCGTGACGAGCTTGATTTACCCGTGAGAATTATATACAAATTCGGGTGCACCGTCATCTGTCGAAGTCTAAGAAATAGCTTCTTATCTGACAGAACCGACAGCAGATGAAGAGCCCCTGCATACCAGAACTCGGGGTAGGCGTCACTCACGTCGTCACCGTATCCCATGAATCGGGTTATGAGATGTTCTGGAGGTAGCTTGTTTATGAACTTCGGCCCCTCGATTCGTGTCGCGTTCAACTCCTCCTCGGTGATGGTCTCAAGTATCTGGTAATCGGCGGGCCACCTCGCACCCTCGCAGCCTTCATCAGGATTACACAAGTTAAGCCCACCAAAACCCAAAGATGGATATCCCGCACTCGTCTTTTTGATGGTCTCGCAACTCGGAGACGAGATCACGCCGTAAGAAGTGTAGAATATCCTCGTCTCCACATCGCATCTAGCGGCCACCGGGTACCAAAGATCAAAAGCTTCGGCCTCGTTCCAGCCTGCCTGATAAAGCCAGGACGCTAGAGCCCCCATCGCACGGTGTTTCCCCGTGGTGTCTCCATAATTAAGGAGATTTTTATAAAACGGACACCATAGCTCTATAGGCAGGGGACCGTCTCGCACCGTGATCTTTCCAGATGTTCTCACCCTCTCGGTGATCTCATCGGATGCCTGGGAAGCGTAGGGCTTCAAGAGAAGGGCGAGAGAGTGCCTTTCAGAGTCCGAGCTAGTCCAAGACTCCACCCATACCCGCGCCTTCTCTACCATCTCAGAAGAGAGTGATAAGACCTTCGCGGCCTCGAAGTCTATTATGGGATTCTCCTTATCGAGGGGGACGACGGCGAAAGGTAAAGTGCGATGAATTGAAAGGATGCACTTGATTTTCCTCTTCACGTTGTTAAGCTTATCAAACTTCACCTTTCCGCTATGCTCTGGATGTGCCTTGAAAAACGCGGCCTCGATATCGGTTAGAAGGGCGTTGAAGGCTATAAGCCAGATTTTATAATCCTGGTCATATTTTTCCAGGTCTGGCCCGTCCTCTCCAGGTTCCGGCCTCGCCGATAGTCCGGGATGGAGGATAACATAGATGCCCTGACCCGAGAACGCCACCCTCACGGCCTCATATATCCCGTGCTCTTTCAGGTATCCGACCATGAAAGCCGCCGCTGCGTCGAGGGCTTCTTTCCGGCCTTCGTGATATATCTTTGATCGGTTCCCCGTGTCGTTCTCGTCTTTCGTCGCGTCAATGTCAGCAAAAAGGGAGTATCCGAGAAGATCGGCCCGTGTTCCGATCTGGAACTCTGGCTTACCTTCCCCACCTCTGCCTTCGGTCCAAGTTTCCCATCGGTCGAATACGCCAGGCAGAAATACGTCTGCTGTGATATAGAGACTCCGAGCTTTCGAGGTCGTGTCCTCGTAATCACTCGGACCTCTGAGTCTTACCGATCCGTTCTGATGAGCATACCAGCCGTCGTCACCGTTCAAGCACCTAAGCCCGTTATTATATTCGCATACCTTCATAATAACGTCTTTAACGTCTTTTCGCTGGTAGTGCTCCACCATTTCATCTGATGGTCGGGTCATCTTCGGCCCTCCCAGACGGCTTCGCGCTGGAAGCAGTGGCCTATCTTATCTTTTACATCTGCGAAAAGACGGGCATCGTGAACCACCCACTCACCATAAGGAGCGATGGATCGATCAAAGACGAGGCCATGAGACGCGAACCAGTCTGCCATCTCGGTCTGCGATATGCCTACGCATCGATGCATCCGGCCCGCGAAGATCTTTTGGTGGTTTCTGTGATGCCACCTGATGACCTTACATGCCTTCTCGTCAATCTCTCTCATCTCGCCCGGTCTGGAGGTTAAATAACGTCGCAGCAACGTCTTTTTCGTGACGTTGACAGGGCGGCGATATCGAAGGGTGAGGTCATCGGCGATGAGTTCATAATCGCCCCGATATGCCATGCCTATCCGACAGTGGGGGACCCTGAAACCGTAGTTCTCCAGATCGATCTTCCCGTTAGAACCGTGTTGATGAAGGTTTCCACATATCGGGCATATTATAAAAACATGGATGGGATCGACCGCAAAGACCGTAGCGATCCGATTTTCAGCGGTCATCTCTTCACCGTCCGGACCCGATAAGCCTGACTGGTATCCGTTCTCAAAATTCCGATACGTTCTCCGAGAAGAGGCCGCAGATCAGCCTCCAGCTCAGGCGGCAACAGAACAGAAAAAGTGCCGAAATCGGCAACAAGGCCGCCGTTAACATGGACGAGACGACGGGGGACGCCGACGGCTTCCTCATAATTTTTGAGAATTATCGGGGCGTGAACGGTCATGAAGTCCACCCCCCACAAGAGGAGAGAGAAAAAAGCCTATCAACTGTCGCAATGGCTGTGCCTATCCAACGACGACGACGCCTCACGACCATATCGAGCCAGTCCAACGTAAACGCAGTGGGCTTGAGCGTTGACCGTTCCATGCCGATGTCTCTTCTTACGTGGTGGATCAACCGCCTCGCCCGGTCTATATGGTCATCTAGCACGGATCGCATCGCATTCAGTGCGGCCTCAAGCATCTTGTCTTGGATCTCACCGACCTTAAACGGCGTCGGCTCGCAGGCCGCTAGGAAAGACGCGCACTTGATTTCGTCCTCTGCATCAGTAAAACACGCCGTGGCGAATTCGGGAGACGGCACACAGGCCGCTAGGAAAGACGTACACTTGATCTCGCTCTCCATATCAGTAGCCAACGCTTTGACGAATTCGGCGGTCATAGTCTCCTTCTCTTCCGGGGTTTGCGATAACAGGTAGCCACCGATCATGTTCTCGGCCATTTCTTGAGGTAGCCCCATCATGATCTGCTCCTCAAGTGGCGCCGACTGCCTGAGAGATTCCAAGTAAACAGGCGGGAAGCCAACAAGAGAACCGGCGGCCTCTTCGACCGACAGGTTTTTATCGACAGCCGCGAAGTCATATTCGGCAATTAACGCACCTTGCGGGGTTCCAGGCCCCGCGTTTACCATTTCTTTCATTTCAATAACCTCTCTTTGCCAAATCTTTTAGGACGCATCCTCGAAGATATACGCCCCTCGTTAGGTATTCGTCTTCACAGAGTTTGTTAACTCTTTCCTCATCTTCCGGTTTAACTCGGAAGTTCAGAACCTTGGTAGGCATGTATTCAGTGTTTCCTTTCCATCCTTTATATAATTTGCGTAGCCAACAAAGTAGTCAAATAAAACTTAGCATATAATAGCTATAATAGGCATGGTGGCGAATTTCAGGACCTCCGGGGAGACATGGCCCCAAAAGCCACGTAGAGAATTGAATAACGAGGCTCGATAAAAATAGCAGTGGGAGAGGTGGCGAGGCTCACCACTCCACACATCAGTAATAGGTCGTTGTTTTCCCAGTCAGATCCTCGCCTTCGGGCGTCGTGAACGTGACCACCACATCAACCGAACCAGAAGGTTCCCGTCTCAATGCTATGCGGCCAAGGTTGTGCAGGATAGCCTCGTGCTCGAATGCCCCTTGGCCTACTTTATATTTCCCAAATTCTGACGCTGTGACGTTCTTGCCTCCATCGAATAACGTCCCTGATTTATCAGTGACCTTTATCTGGACGCGTCCATCGGAGGCCGTCTGCTGTCCATTAGCGTCGGCGAGGATGTAATAGATGGATATACCATCTGTTCCTGCCTCAGTCGCGTACACATTATCCACATAAGCCGGTGGGTTGTCCGGAAGACCTCCCCCCCCCAAGCACCCGCACCCGACCATAGCCAATAACACACACCATACTGCTAATAGTCTTAGTCTCATTCCTTTACCTCCTATGCATTCGGAACGGAAACGGCACACGAAAAATGTTTCGGTGTTATCGTCCCACGATTGCCTATATCCCCATCTGTGGCACGTGAGCCAAATACGATTCGCGAAGCTCCCTCTTATCGATGCGATCGTAAATGTCGATGGCCTCCTTCCTCACATCGCCGCGAAGCTCTTGAATGAATTCGCGACTCATCCCCGCCCGTCGGAGGTGGGTGGTGAACCAGTGCCTGCAGCAATGCGGTGAGAAATGGTCCTCCATCCGGTCCGAGCCGGGGTTGTGGAGGCAAACCCTCTCGGCGGCTCTCGTGACGGCTGTATATACGCCGTTGCGGTTTAGCCGCTCGCCAGTGGTGCCGATGAAAAGAGCTTTTGATTCGCCATTGTTGCGCGACTCTCTCGCCCGAAGCCACCTCCTCAGAATGAAAGCGGTCTCGTCATCGAAGAAGACGATACGGTTTGTCCGCTTAGGAGTTGGCTTGAGCCTTATTGTTTGCTCCACAAAGTCTATGTCGTCAACGTCGAGAGTTATCAGCTCTCTTCGTCTTATGCCCGTCTTCGCGAGGAGGGTGATGATCGCCTTGTCTCTCACATCCATGGTTGCGTTGATGAGATGGGTCATCTCCTCCACAGATATGAGCTTCCTCATCTGTCCCTCATCGTTATCTTTGTACCGTCTCAAGTACCTCTTCCTCACAGAATGGACAGGATTTTTATCCACATGGCCTTCGTACTCAAGAAAATCGTAGAACCCCGATATCCCTGTGAAATAGTTCTCTATCGTCTTCTGATGGACGCCACGATCCTTTCTGAGGTATTCGAGGAACTTCCTGATGGTGTTCCGATCGGCTTCGAGAAGGTTCATCTCGTTATCTTCGATGAACTGGACATAGATCCTGATTGATGAGATGTATCTTCGGATTGATTCTGGCGATAAGCCCCGGATATCGCTGTCTTCTCGGTATTGCTCTATTAGGTCCGCGTGAACGAGTGAATCAAGATCTGATGAATTCTTATCAGTTGCCTTGTGGATCATCCCACCCACCTCCAACCTCTCGGCGAAGAGACGATCAACCCGTAAGCCTCCAGGTTATCGAGCTGTGATGAAACAGCCTTTACGAGATCGGCTTCACGGGGATCGATCCCTAGCTCTTCAAGTATCCGGTAGCTATCGATAACGGGTTTGCGTTTCAGCAACTCAATCAATTCTTGACCATATTCACGCCGCCCCTCAAACCCGGCCTCCAGGAAGGTAGCGCTTCGATACCGTTTCAACTCGGATTCGTACTTATCCAGGACAATATTTTTAAGTCGGAGTTCATCCTGAAGCTTTCTGACCTCATCTCTGAGAGTACCTAACTCCTTTACCATCTCAGCACGGGGCTTTAGCTCCGACTCTTCCGCCAGGGCGGTTTCCACAAGCTCTATCACGAACTTCGAGAGGGGAACTCCAGCCTCAGAGGCGAGCTTATCCCAACGCTTCTTATCCTCGGCGGAAGGAAGATAGAGATAAACATAACGAGACTTGTCAGGCTTAACCAAAACACCCACCAAGAATATAATTGGGCATCAAGCTATTTAAGAATTACTAGTAAAGATGTGCGGGGGAAGGGATTCGAACCCTTGAACTCCTGCGAGAATAGATCTTGAGTCTATCACCGTTGACCTGGCTTGGTTACCCCCGCGCTAATCGAAATGGGTCACGCAGGTCCAGTGGTAGTA